ACTAGATGAGTGTCTCCGCTAGCATGCTGAGTATCAGAGTCATAAACACTGTTAGGCATCCCCCCTTTCTTGAATACAAAAAAAGTACCACTCCACAAGCCCCTAGTTGGGCGAGACCATGTAAGCCGGACTTGTTTATGTGCATACATGGCCGCACTAAAATTTGTGATAGAGGCGATTCCAAAGGCTTCTATAGCCATCTTTTTCAGTAGCTCCTTGGAGATAGTTACTTCTGAATTTTTCCCGTCTCCATAGCTAGTTCTAGGGTTACTTACGGACTTCTTGTAGTTACCCGCAGGAAGCGGAAGGCTCATTACAGCTCCGTCGTTCGAGAAAGGAGTGCTGTCTCCTAGGACTGCTGCAGTTCCTCTATTCTTCCCTCCTGCACCGCCTAACGGTATAAATACTTCGCTCATTACTTACTCACCCCCTTTAATTTAACCCTAAACTCCTTGTTAGGCTTTTCTGCTGCACAATAGAAGGTCACATAGCCATCTGTAACCTCTGCGCTTGTGATTAGTCCTGCCATCTCGTCATAGGTCTCTATATCCGAGGGACTTGAAGCCTTAGTGTGCGCCTTTCCCATAGATACTGAGTCTGTGGCCTTGACTGTTGGGACAGATACCTTTTGGCTATATGGCGCGGAGTTACTCCAGGCATTGGCCGGAATGGTTACGATTGTTTCTTGGTACAGAGCGTTCACGCTCTTTGTGATGGCGTTCACATCGTTTGCCCCGAAGGGAGTGCCCTCCTGAGTGTAGGATGTCGCATCGCTGAGGCTTACGGTTCCGTCGCTGTTATTCTCCATGCGGAACTTCCTCTTTGCATACATGGCATCCTTGTAGTCTGTTTTTAGGCTCATACAAGCTCTCCTTTCGTACCTAATTTAAAAGATAGCCTACGCATACCTTCCTCCCGTCCTGTAAAGTTTTGATAGATAAGAAGGCAAGCGTTTTCTATTCGATTCAGTTCGCCCCAAGTGATAAAGGGCCGGTTATCGTAGAAGGTCTGCCTCTCTCCAATAGAGAAAGGGAAGGTAGCGGAGCAGATTCTATCAAGATTAGATTCAAAAGCATTTATCTCATCAGCATAGAATCCGTAGTCTTGATAGCTTTTATCTGCCCCCATTTCTGTAAAAGGAAAATCCGACCAAAGGGCTACCGCCTTCTGCCGGATCTCGTTGATGTTTCCCTTTATTCGGTTATAGTCTTCTACATTAAAAAAGTCTGTACTTTTCCAGTCTGTCTTAGGTATCTTCCACAAAAGAAACCTCCCTTCTTGCCTTTATGCTTCCGGATAAGGCACCGTTATAGTTCAAGGTATGGTCAAATACCCGAAGCATTAGCTTATCTACATATTTATTCTCAAGATACAGTAAATCGTTGGCCATTAACCGTGGCTCTCCCCTATAGCTAAGGCTGTACTCTCTGTCCGCTTTTAAGTAGTTCCCTACCCAATCTAATACATCAGTAGCTAGCGCAGTATCCGATATCAAAGGATTCTTCCATTTTTCCCTCTTTCCGGATGGATTCAGTTCCTTCTCCATAGTATAGGTCTTTATCAGGTATTCCTTGCCGTTGACCTTTACTTCTCCTCCGGATCCGGAGTAAGAGAAGCGAAGGAAATGGGCTCCTACCTCAAGCACGGTTACTGTTCCGGATGTGGCCTGTACTGTGCAGCCATAGGAAGGATTGCTAAACTCTGCAAGGTATTCTCCAGGCTTAGTGCACTCCACTTTAGCAAGCTCCTTTTCTCCCTCTGTGCTGTCAAGGTATTCTGTCCTTGTAAGCTCCAGGGTCTTTACGGATTGAAGCTGAGTGCCTAAGGGCGTCTTGGTTAGTTCTCTACCATAGCTAAGTTCATAGTCGGTTACATTTCCGAAGCTTACTTTATTAAGAACAGCCCTTCCTCCGGTCTTTGAGGGTGCGTCCTCATAGATAGTCATTTCGTCGAACGGTGCGAACTCGTGGGATATGATGAAGTCTTCTCTATCTACCGTATAGCTTAACTCTTCTACGGTCTTTCCGTTTAACGATGTATCTATAACAATCTTGCTGGGATAAGTGCGCCCAAACTGCAGTTGCATGCCGAAACAAGCAAACGCTGCCTCAGAGGTAATAGATAAAAACATATTGTCATCAATGTACCCAACATCTGCCTTGCCACTTCTCGGAAGAAATAAAGTCGCGCCGTCTACCCTGGAATAGTTTCCGTTTGTAAGGGAGTATTCCTTAATAGGCAGATTCTCAAGAATCCTTGTACCGTTAGAGAAATAAGGCTCCCTAGCAACGGCACTAGTCATTCTAGGAACGAAGGAAGAGCGAATCACAATCTTTCCTTTTTCGTCCTGATATAAAAGACATCGCCCGGCATTAGATAAAAGCTGGAGTGCCTCTCTATGGCTTACTACAGGAATAGGATTCTTTATCTTTACCGCCTTTAGATACTCATCAATATAAAATTCTCTCGGGTCCACTCCGGCATCAGTAAGCACATCAAGGCAAAGGTCATATATGCTTATTCCCTGAGGATAAAACTTCCCCTTTCTATACTTCCCTGTGAGCCCCGATAGAAAGTCTATAGCGGTGAAACTCATTTTGTCATCGTCCGCAGACCACTCTTTAAGCTTCAAGGTGCCAACTTGCAACCATTCAATCCTGTCTTCAATCTCCTGCCCGAGGAAGGCCTGCACCTTCTGGCCAAGTTCCAAGAAGTTCACGGTACTTTTTTCATTTTCTATATCATAAGCTCTGTCTTTATTGTTTACGCTTAGCCTAAAGTCGATAGTAGGCAGCGCCTCCATAATAGGGCTGATATGCTCTTTTTTACTGGCCGATAGGACGTTCCGTTCGTTAAAGTAAATACCTATGCCCATGATGATTTCATGGATGTGTAAGCGACCATGTCCATTTACCATTTTATTCGGGATGATGGATAGTGTCGTAGTGCCTTTAAAAACTTCGTCACAGACATACTTGCTTTTAGTATTCCCTGTTACATCCTTAAAGCTTTGGTCTGTAACGATCGTAAATTCTTCCGGATAGGTCTTTCCGAAGTCTATAGTGACTCCTCTTAAATCCACCGGCACAGGGAAGATAAAATCTATAATTCCTTTTATCTCCTTTGATACAATTCCCTGATTTAGAACGCAGTCTGACTTCTCCCTAGGAAGGAAATACATCCGTCCGTCTACGGAACTATAGTTTTTCTCCGTAGTGGCGTATAGGGCATCCACAACATAGTTATTAAGTGGCTTCGTCAGATTGCTAAAGTAAGCCGTCTCAGAGCTCACCTTAGCACTGCCCTGTGCCTCTTGGTTAATAACTCCAATATTTACCCTCATTAGGGTATGCCCCCGGAGGGGCTTTTTCATTTCTTCTTTGTATGCACTTGTTACTTGAAGCATAGCCCCTCCCGGTTAATTGATTCCGCAGTCTACAATGTTTACCTTGCAATCCCGATACATGGTCGGAAGGCCTGCCTTATCGAAAGCTATCGGAGTTGCAGTTCTATTGCCAGGATACATCCTAATCGTCTGAAAACGGTTATGGACCATATCGGGGATTTTTGCGACCACTACGAACTTATCAAACTCCTGCAGCATATCCGCCCAAGTCTTAGCATCCAGGCTTTTCCACTGCAAGGAGTCAAACTTGTACTGGTCTCTTCCCACCTTCTGACCAACGAACTCGCCTTTGGCATTCTTTCCGGCAGAAACATTGGTAGCAACCACAAGATTGCCGCCAATGTCCGGAGCGGGAAATTCTTTTCCGTTGATTGTTATCGTTGCCATATTACCCCCTTAAGCTGTAACCGCTTCGGCCTTCCAAGTCGGTAAGCCTTTGCTTTATCTCTCGAACATCCACATAGACAGTTAGATCCATAGCTTCAATCTGCTCAGAGATTCTGGACAGGAATGCAAGCATTCTTTCAAAATGTTCTTCGGAAATACCAGGATTGGATGCCATAGACACCGCCCGGTTAAGTAAGTCTTCCAGCTTGTTTTCCGGAGCAACTACCTCTCCGTAGTGCCGGTTATCTCCAATCATGGCAAGCTGTGGAGTGTTTGCTTTTACGAATCCACCATTAGCAAGCTTTGGGATGGACACCGTAGGAACAGTAGGAATACTAAGTCCGAAACTGTTTCCTCCTATTTCAGGAATCCAATCAGGAAGTTCAAAGCTAATGGAGTTCAAAGAATTAATCATGCTGTTGATAGCCTTGATTACTCCGTTGGCCATGGACTCCACACCGCCAAGGATAGAGTTGATAACGCCTTTGATACCACCCCACATACCTTCAAATATAGAAATAGTAGTAGTCTTCAAATTCGTCCAAACCTTTTCCCAGTTTTCCTTTATGGTGTTTAAGACAGTGGAGATTCCATTCTTAACGGCTTCCATCTTCTCGCTAAGCGCAGACTTAATACCGTCAAAAATGTGTTTAAAGAAATCAGATACTGCTTTCCAGACAGCTTCCCAATTCTTTTTTATCATGTTGAGCATACCGGTAAGCTTTGCATGCATTACATTTAGCATCGCTTCTAAGATGCCTGTTATAGCTCTCCATATGCCGTCAAATATAGCTTTAATACCATTCCATGCTCTGTCCCAGTCTCCTGTAAGCACACCAATGATAAAATCCATAAGACCGCCAAGAGCAGTCAGGACGCCGTCAATTACCTTTCCTACTCCATCAAGGAATGCGAAGAAGCAATTTACGGCGATATCCAATGCCATGCCGATTTGCTGTACTGCAACGCCGGTGAACCAAACAATAAAAGGTTCTATGACGGTAGTCCACGCTACTTGAATACATTCCGATATTTTTCCGAAAACCTCTTCAAATTTTGGCATGAGAGGGGCAATGACATTGTCCTTAAAATCTGTGAACTTGTCTGCCGCTTTCTGAACTATCGGAAGAATGTAAGTGCCGAAGGAATCTAAGAATTTGTCTCCTACTGAAACGATGGTTTCTTTCATCAAAGTAAATAGCGGGTGAACGGAATTATCATAGATGCTTATGATCGTGTCACCATACATATGGAATATTTCAGCCAAGTCATTAAAAACCTGCATTACCGGTTCAGATAGTGCATTATAGGTTTCAATAATCCGGTCTTTTAACTCCACAACAGGAGTCAGAATCACATCTATGGAGTCACGGAAAAAGCTTTCAGAAACCACAATGAAAGTTCCCAATATATCCGAAACAATGCTAATGATATCTGCCCCTATCTGCTTAAAGTTGTCGCCTTGAAGCACGGAAAAGATATCAGCTATAGCTACTGCGAAGTTCGCTTGAATGTCTGCGATGTCTCCTTCGATATCAAACATCTTCACGATGAATTTCTTAATGCGTTCTGTGTTCTGTGCAAGATATTTCTCAACTGATCCGCTTAAGAAATCTACGAAGGTAAGCCCGATACTTACTCCTGCGCCCGCAATTTTCCCTAAATCTACGGCAACCCTGTCAGCAAATGTGTTGGCCGCATTAAGTACTTCACTTGATGTAAAAATGTTTACAAGACTTTCTCCGATTCCTTTAAGGTTCTCTTTGATGGAATCGAGTACAGATGTGTCTTTTAAACCTTCCCAGAATCCGGACATAAAGAGATTCTTTAATTCGTTGAACCTATCTATCATGCCCTGCAAGTGCTCATTGATTTTGGCTGTTCCTTCTTCCATTGCGCCGGTATCGAAGGATTCCATGGGGAAGTCTGCACCGCCCCCACCACCTTCTCCACCGCCTCCACCTCCGGAGGAATCGCTATGATCAGGAAGGATATTGAGTTCGTCAATGCCTGTAGTCGCACTCTTTATATCTTTAGCTGCCTTTTTAGCCGCGCCTCCTGCACCGCCTAATGCTCCGCTTGCTTTATCCGCGCTCTTTGCTACCGCATCTGTTCCGGCTGTTACGCCTTTAGGATTGATAGCAAGCTTCGCAGTGCCGCCAAGCATGGAGAAGAAACTCCTTAACGCGCTTATGGCAGTTAGGATTCTACCGATTAGGATATTCAGCATTCTTACTACAGGACTAAGCACGGCAATGAGACCGCTACCTATGGCGGCTTTAAGGCTATCGAATTGTAAGGACAAAAGCCTCACCTGGTTAGCCCAGCCATCTGATGTTCTCATGAAGTCGCCTTGTGCAGCAGAAAGCTGGTCTTGCACGAATTTAAACCGAAGTGCCACCTTCTCCGCCTCGGACATGGATTTAGTGGTCTTTCCGAATCCGTTGGCCATAGCAAAGGCATCCAGTGCGGTCTGTGTCATCACGACACCTAAGGACTTAAGGCTTTCCGTCTCTCCGGTAAACACGGATTTAAGCTTTGTATAGGCTTCGTCCTGACTCATGTTGTAGAAAGATGCCACATCTCCGGCAAGGCCTGTTAAAGCGGTAGCCATGTCATAGGCTTGTCCCTCGGAGAAGCCAAAAGCTTTTCCCATAGCGCCAAAGGTACCTGTAAAGTTCTTGGCCATTGTCTCAGATAGACCAAACTGCGCTGCAGCATTCCTTGCAAAATTATCTATCTGTTTATTCATCGTAGGAAAGACGGTATCTACTACGTTCTGCACTTCGGAAAGGTTGGAGCTTAGTTCTATACATTCCTTACCGAAATCTACAATCTTTTTTACCGCAAAAGCGCCGGCAATCATTTTTCCTGCTTTAGCAGCTAGCTTTGATATGCCGTTTAGTCCCGCCTCAAAATCGCCCTTATTAAGGACTAAGTCAAGGCTTACCTGCCCTACGCTATCTCCCATTTATCCCCCTTTCCTACGATAAAAGCGAAAACAAGCTGGCTTCCAGCTTTCTCATTTCCGCTGCGTATTCTTCCTCTGTCATTTTTTCGCTCTGTTTTGTACGCCAGTCGTCGTAAATCTTCTTTTGATACGAAGAAAATCGTTTGATGGTCTCCTGATCCGTCTCGCTTCGGATTGCTACTACCTTACCTAAGGCAGTATCTGCGGATAGACCGGATAAAAGGGCAGAAAACTCTGCCCAGTCAACCGTCTTAAAGTCCTTCGTAGATAAACGAAGGCCGTACTGTGACAGGAAGCTGGAAACAATCAAGTCCCAGTCTTCAAACAGGTCATAGTACGGCTCATTACTCTTTTTCTTGCTTCTCTCCTGTGATTAGCTCTACAGCGGCCTTGATAACTACAATCAGGTCATCAAAGCTAAGCTTAAGCTTTGCAAGCTTCTCTCTGGATTCCTCCGGGAACAATGTCTCGTAAGCTTCATTTACTTCCTTCGCTCCGGCATCACCGCTCATAAACTGGAGCACCTTCAGCATGGAAGGCGCGTCACTGTTTACTTCAATCTCTTTCCCCTTGATGATTAAGCAGCTGTTTTCTTCAAAGTTCAGTCTGTCCGTAATATCAATCTTCTTCATGGATTAACCTCCAATTCCGGGTGTAGCCGGCGCAGGGGTAATAGTCGGCTTACCATAGCACTCCGCATCGAACTCCAAAGCGTCAATTCCGGTAGTATCTCCACCGCCCGGTGTGGTTACGTTGATAACTACAGGGCAGGTAAGCTTTGCGCCGGACACCATAGTCCACTCAAACTGAGTCATTACATCGGGTCCAAACTTCCAAGCAAGGTCTGCGATATAGTCGTTCGCCTTGTCTCCTACGCATCTCTTGCCCTTAAACTTAAAGGACATCTTCTTACCGGTCATAGCCGCCTTAGACCAGCCCTCTGCATCCATCGCAAACCAGTTCTCTACGGTACCGTCGATGGTAGGCGCAAAGTTCTCAAGGTCTTTCGGTGTAGCCATGTCCTGAGGCTTACTGTCCATGCCCTTAAGGCCGAACTTAAACTGATTAGAATGTACCGGATATACTTTTCCTGCTACTTCGCTCATAATCATTTCCTTTCATAAATCACATCAATCCAGATAACGAACTCATAAACTCCGCTATCGTCAGTTCCTACGTCTTGTGGTTCCGGTACTGCCAAGGATAGGTAACGAACCACGGTATCACCTATCTGAAATGCTTTGTCTTTTGACTGTAAAAATTGAAAAAGCTTTATGGCTGCGTCTTCCGTTTCCACAAAGCTTTTATTCCAATGGATTAACAAGGATATCGGAGAAATGCCGTAGCTTGTATGCTCTAAGCCTCCTAAGGCCTTGATAGGCGTACCGCTGGACTTCCTGTGATAGATTCCAAGGGATTTCTCCTTTTTATTATCCAGTTTCCCAATATAAACCTGCTTAAAAAGGTCACTTTCCTTAATCAGCTGCTGAATTACTTTCAGCGGTAGCACTAAACATCCCCCCTCTCCTTGTAAAACTTCATGAAGGCGTTTTTTGCAAAGTCTTCCTTCTCTCCGCCCTTCTCCCAGTCTTCGAACCATCGGCCTTTAGCATTGGGATTTTCGGACGTATCAAAGTTAAACTCCGGATGATAGTAAAGCCTTCTTGCGTATGGCGTAGAGTGCACAAGTCTTACCACTCCTCTATCTGCATCAGAATCATCCACAAATGCGGATTCATTCTGCAAATTACCGGTTTTAAAGGGTACTACTTGGCTTTGTACTACATCGCTATGCACCGCCTCTCCTGTCATGGCAAGGGCGGTTACTGCCGCCTTAGAAAGCTGTTGTATCCTCGGAAAGTTCATTTTTACCGCGCTTGTAGCTTTCATTACTTCACCTCCAGCTTGCAATAATTCACTGTCCCGTCAGGATTCCTTGCTTTCATGCCGTGAACGATTTCTCTTTCCTCGGAGAAGACCGTTACAGTTCCTCCGGATAGGCTTGGAAAGCTCTCCGCAATGTCTCCCGGAAAGTAAGCAGTTCCGGTACACTCCACAAGCTTCTTTTCTTCCGTGAAAATGGTTTTTACGCTGTCTTGGAAATTGCAAAGAAGACTTAAATCAAGGGAGCGTTCAGGCTCTCCGTCTTCCGTTATCCCTTCACCGGTCAAATGCACCTCGATAGGAACCTTACAAAGGCTTTTGGGAACTAAACAAGGATACTTCATACTTCCTCCTATATCGCCTTACAGCACAGCCCTGTTTGGCAGAGCAAAGCATAGAGGGAGCGACTGATGGTCACCCCCTTTTCTACCATTACCTTCTCGCTGGAAGATAACTTCACGCTCGCTCCGTTAAGGCTATACTCGCTTAGCGGCGATTCTAAAAACTCCGCGTTGTCGTGTTTGAAAAGGGCGAGCTCTCCAGCTACCTCTTCGATAATCTCTTTTTGAAAGTCAGTGAGATGCTCGTATCCGATTCCACGAATGCGGTTATAGCTTAAAGTATCGATATCCCTACTTGCCCTGTTTAAAAGTTCGTCTATCTTGTCCTCCGGAACTTGTGTGCCGTACCTCTCAATAAACTTCGTTTTATCCAGGTAAGGAATCATCTTAGTTACCTCCGTCCTCTACGGCTTCGGCTCCTTTATTCTTCCCCTTTCCTTGGGACTGGGCTTTCTGCAGTTCTGCTTCAAGAGCTTCCAGCTTATTTTGAAGCACTGCATACTCATCATAGGACACAGTCTTACCGGGAGCCGCCTCTAACAGCTCCCCATCATCGCCGTAAATGTCGAATCCCTGCGTAAGGTAAAACCCCTTCTGAGAATCGTCAATGAAGTATTCCTTATTTTCTTTTACTGCTTTCACGCTCTACCTCCTTAGTGCTTAGTTACGTGCATTGCACAGCCTGCAACCTTTCTCTCAATCAAGAAGAGATCCCAGTAGTTTCGATTCTGATACAGATATCCGTCTGCGGTTCTGGAATCGGTTCCCGGAGTGAAAAGAGAAATGTATGCGTACTTGTCTCTTGCCACTACGCAAGAAGGATGTACCAGAATAAGGTTAATCTGATCCGCATCGGCAGCGGCAACACATCCGTCAGTGAAGTTATACTTAGTCTTCATGCGTCCGGACTGAACCATCTTGATGGTTACATCATCCAAGGAATGCACGTTTCTATTTACCTCATTAGCGCCGTTTACAGTGATTACTCGCTGGATGCCGTCCGCTTCCTTTAACAGCTTGTTTACTGCCGGCGTAACATAGAGGATTCTTCCATCTACGGGCACTCCTGCGTCATCCATCTTGGACATTTCCTCATCGAAGACAGCCAAGATGTTCTGTGCAGTAAGAACGGTGGTGCTGTCGATTCGTCCGTGGAAATTAGTAAGCTCTGTATGAAGCTTAGAGAAATTGTAGCAGTCCTTCTCAGGAATAGCCTGCTCATTCTCGAAAGTGTTCTGAATATTTGCAACGGACAACGCAAGGTTTGTCTCATCGATATCCATAGGATCCACGAAGAACTCGATATCTCTATCATGAGCAAGCTTCTTAGGCTCCCAATCATTAGCGATGTTTCCGGTATTGAAGCCCGCGGTTCTTGTGTGGTCCTTATAGCCGGACAAGGTGAGGCGAGGAAGCTTGATAGTCTGCGCATTAAGGAAGGTAATCTGCGGATTACTGTGCATTAATGCATCAGAGCAGAGCTCCTTCTCATACTTCTGTGCCAAAAACTGTGTAAACTGTTCTGCGTACTGATATACTGCCATAATTAAATTTCCTTTCTCCTGTTTAGGATTAACTTAGTCCGAAGGCTTTCTTTAGTGCCTCCGATTCATTCTCATTTTTGCTACCGCCGTTTGCACCTACGGCTTGGAACCCTGTAGCCCTGGTATTAGAAGCCTTAAGCTGTGGGATATCCTCCAGCACCTTATTTAGCGCCTTCTTAACATCCTCTTCCTTAAGTTCCTTTCCGTCTAAGGCGGTAAAATCGGCCATCTTTAGAACGTAGGGAATCGTTTTGGCGTCAAGCCCTAGGCTTACCGCTTGCATTGTGGCAAACTGCTCAAGCTTTGCCCTCTTTGCCTCTTCCTGTGCAGCAGTAAGACCGCTTTGAAGGGTAGCTAAGTCAGGCG